GGCCAACTAATCTGCTAGCACCAGTAGATGTACTACCCAATGTTAATGTACCAGAATATGGTAATGATGCTGTAGCAGATGCCGATACTGTTGTTACAATTTTACCATATTTAGATTTTTTTGCAATTAAATCTAAATTAGTTCCATTTTTACGAAGTACTGTAGTAATCCAATCGCCATTAAATAATTCAAAATTAGCTGACGATGTTCCGTTAATTTGTATACTACCCAATGTGCCGCTACTAAAATCAATAGTAACTGCGTTAGATCCAATTGTATACAAATTCATTGTATTTGGTATTGTTGGATATTTTAATACATCAGCCGTTCTAAAACGCAACTCTACAGAGTTTATAGATTGCGAATAATTTACAGTAACTGTACCAGCAACACTTCCACTTAAATCTAAAGCATAATCAAAATTTAATTTTTCATAAATTGGCGCACGGTCTAATCTTGGTCCGCCATATTCATTTATACTGATTATTGATTGTGGTATTCCATAACATGATAACAATGCTTGAATACTACGTTTAGTTCCTTTACTTTTTAAAAGTAATGGCAAATTATTTACAATTCGTCTCCAAATTGTGTACGTCATATTTTGTCCTGGTACTGAAGGATCACCTACAGTATTTGAACCAGTTAACGGAATACCAGCTTCATTAGTTCCTAAAACGTATTGCCATAAATCTTGATTTTGAGAACCATTTGTTAAAGTCCACCCAAATTGTTTTGCAACTGAATATAATAATTCATTTGGCATACCTAATTTAGGATTTTCTTCACGCTTATTAAGTTTGGTCATATGATTGATATATGTATAGAATATATCATAGTGATGACCTAACATGTTTATAAATGTATTTAGATTTTGATTAGATTGATCTAAACGAAGGTATTCTGGAACTGAATAATATAATGCATTATAATTTAATTGATCATATAATGATGCACTAACATATATAGAATCATACCAAGTTTGAAATTGAGAACTAGTTACAGAATATAATGTATATGGCACCGTAGAATTAAATTTAGGTGCCGGGGTTATGTAACTACCAGTAATTGATGCTACCGTAGAATATTCGCGTGGTAAATCATATGTTGTTAATTTTGATGATGATTCATAATACAACCATTGTTCGAAATTATCAAAGCCTCCTATCAAATTATTTTTTAATGTTGCATATTCTTGTTGATTTGATATAGCAACACTTCCAGACAATTGTGCAACTGCAAAACTTTGTGATGTATATGTTTCTAATAATTGTAGTTTATATCTAAAATTTTCTAATCGTTCAGTTGCTGAACTATAAAAAATAAAGTTATTAAAATCGGAATAATCAATATTCAATTTCATTCCAGACAGACTGCCGGAAAAATATGCATCGACAATTTGTTGTGATGTTTGTGTTGATGAACCTAACAATTCAGTCCAAGTTTTCAATCCAGTATCTGTTGAAGTATTTAATGTAGATACTGCTTGCCAATTTGGATTTGCTAATTTATTAAATGTACGAGTAGTTGATTCTGTTTGTAAAGTAACATTATCAACGTATGGAAGTTTTAGTTCTTCAACAATCCAACATTTAAAATCTTTTTGAAATTCATTAGGTAGCGGTTGATTAAGTTTTACGTAAACATATTCGCCAACAACTACGCTATTAACAAATTGAAACGTTTGATTTCTACTAAAATTCAATAAATATGTTTTGAATTTTTTAGGAGTTACAATTTCATTAAGTATAGATTCTTGATTTCTGGCGCTAGAAACCGTTTCATATTCTACATCTACAGTAGATGTTTGATTTACAGTATCTATATAATTAGTTAATTGCGTTAAAAATTGTGGATTTCTTATGTCAATCGCACGTAAACGAATTTCAGTTCTATCTGGAGAAATTTCATCAATTCTTAAATATTGTTGTTCATAACTACCTATCAAGTTTTTAAAGAAGTTAACAACAATTTTTAATGTGCCAGCTGTTAATTTTAATGTATCAAATTCCTTGCGAATATCAATTGCAATTGGATTATATAAATCAATTTTACGATTTGTTATTGGATCAACGTATTCCGGAATTTTTGTTAATTGTTGAACTTTATGATTTCCGGACAACCAAGAATCTGCAGCATATACATGTAATTCTATTCTAGAATCTCCTGCATTTTCTTTTATATCATTTACTGGAAGATATTTTCGTTCATAATTAGGATATGATAGTAAATCAATTTGTTGGTCAGTTAAACGCTGTGCAGCTACTGCATTAGTAGTTGTATTAATTTGTGTGATATTTTTATACTGCGTTAACATAATTATACTGATTCGAATTTAATAAATGTTGAATTTGCTAATATTGTATGATTTCTATTTTCTTGTTGGTCTTCTGCAAATCCTCGTAAGAATATATCTGTGCCAGCTCCAAGAGCAACTAATGAAGCATTAGTTACTGTTTCATCAATAACGGTAGTATATATGCCTTCTTTTGTAACCTGATTTCTACTATTTACATTATCCGGAGTAAAATAATTAGTAAATAATGCTGAAGATAAATCAGTTATTTCTCCATTTTTACCTAAACCAAAAAAGAATCCAACTTCTGAATTTCTATTTGAATTATATTGTGTTGTTATAACACCGGTTACTTTTAAATCTTTTCCTTGTTCAATTAAATCTTGTGTTATAGTAAATGCATTTTTATATTGTTGCGGCGGACCTTGAGTTACATTTGATAATTCTACAATCTGAGCTTCAGTTTTTGTTCCATCTAAACTGTCTTTGCTAATTTTACTTACTTGTTGATTCGCACTAGGTTTATACGTAGATGGAGTAAGTGGTATATTTGATTCAACCGTAGCAATTTCAGATTCTAACTCTAGAGATAAATCTAAATTTAAATCTAAATCTAAATCTAATGTTTCGTCAACAACAGCAGTGCGCGCAGGAAATTTAAAATAATTAAATTGAGTATCTAATAATGGTAATACTGATTCAGCTAATACATTTGTTGTAATTGCTTCTATAACTAATAATGATGATGTAGTTTGCGCTAAAATATTACCAGCAAGGTCTCTAGGTACTACTACGTTATCATTTGATAATGCAGTGATACCTTTTTCTTCATAAAATGAGTCTTGTCGAAGTGAAACGCTATCCATTATCTAACTACTTTAAAATAAATTTGATCATCAACATATTGTACCGTAAATCCATCTACAATTTTAAGTTGTAAACGATAATATCGTTCTGGCATAAAACCGTTCATATCTATGTAAATATAATTGCTGGTACTATCGCAACTTAATTTAGTATAAATATTATCATATGGAATTATGACTTCGTCAGTTGCAGCATCTAAAACGGAATAATATGAACCTGAAGGTAAATACTTAACTGTATCAAGTGGATATAAATTTGTAGGAGATTTTTGCGGATATTTGTCTCTAGCAAAAATTCTAATCTTAGAAATTTCAGTGTCTTTATAAGACGGTTTAACATTGGTATATACAATATATGACTCTAGATTAGCCGCAGCCAATGAACCCGTTGTAAAAGCACTATTATCCCAGTACATTGTTAACTTAGGGACATATATAGTATGTGTTTCTCTACTAAAAAATCTAACATATCCTTTTACGTTATCATCTGCTTCATCTGCATCTGAATATTGTATTAAGAATCCGTAGTTTGGTATCGTATTTCCATTACTCCCACTTAACCATATTCTTATTTGATTAGTGACATCTATATTAATATCGCTAGTTCTATAAGAAAATGATTCAGATGTAATTAAGGTAGGAGCTGTGCTTGATCCAGAATAGTATAAATAATTTCCACCTAACCCAGATCCAGAAATATATAAATCACTTGTTCCAATTTCTGTTTGTTGACTACCAGATATCCAATTTGAACCAGATTGCGGAGTATTCCAACATGCACCATCTGTAATTATTTCAGATAAATAACCAGTACCATTCACCCAATTTTGACCTAACATTTTTACGTTAATGTCATATTCAGCAGGTAAGTTTTTTGCATCGGTTGTAAATAATTGTAATACAAATTTACAATCTGTTACTTGTTTATTATATGTAGATAATGATGCAGAAATTTCTGACATATCAAATTTTACGATACTTCTTGCTTTTAATAATGTCTCGCCATCGGTACCTAGACGTTTACCAATTTCTAGTATTTCATCTAATCCAGTATTGTATGTTGGATATGCTTCATACAACGTTGTATCTTTTTCTGCATAAAATATTCTAAACATTATATTCCTTAATAATTAACAACCCGACCTTTAATATCTTGATTTGGAAATTTTACTTCAAATATACTAGGATCTAAAGATGGATATATAACGCCATTTTTTGTAGCAGATGCTAAATCATAAACATTTCCAGAATATCCTAATGTAGTATCATATACATTATTAAATGTAAGATTAACTAAATTTTGTACACCTTTAACATTTGAAATAACATTCATTACTTCTGTTTTAAGTATAGGTTGATTGATTTGCCAACGATCAACATCAAAATATGTTTTTAATGTGTTAATACAATTTAATAAAACTTCATTACTGTTATAATTAGATAATACAGAAATTTCAAACTGTACTCCTATATTAATTATAAAAGCATCTTTTATATTTACAGCATCTGTTAATATACGATATTGACTCAAATATGTTTTTAAATTTTCTTTAACGGCTGTATTCAATGCAGTTAATTGTTTATTTTCATTAAATCCTAATATGTACATATTAAGTGCTAAAGGATTAGGTAAACGATTTTGTGTGTAAT